GTCGAAGCGTTGAGCGCTTGGGCCATGAGGTTGGCCGTTTCGGTTGCGGTTGCGCCTTGATCCGCCCATGTCCCTAACTGTTGCGCCACAATACGCGCCGTCGGGGCAAGCTCTGATTTTGAGGCAGCGGCTAAGTTGAGCGTCGCCTCGGTCGCATCGCCCATCACCGTTTTGATATCTAGCCCGCCCTTAACCAACTCCACGCCAGCGGCGGCGGCTTCTTGTGATGAGTATTTTGTATCCTTGCCTAGCTGCAAAAACTTCTTTGTGAAGTCGTCAGCGCTCAGCCCAGCCGCACCTAAATTGTCGCCCGCCGCCATTTTGAAGTCGTTCATTGTGGCTTCAAAATCGGTGGCGAGTTTTACAGCCGCGACCCCCGCGCCTAGCGCAGCCGCGCCCGCCGCCATCGCAATACTGCCCATCGCTGAGCCAATCTTGCCAAGCGTGCCGGTCGCTGCGTCAGTGACTTTTACGAGGATATTTGCAGTGGTGTCGCTCATCGCTTGCCCTTGCTTTGCCTATGATTGCGTATGCGCTTTAGCTCTAGCAATATGGCGTGAGTGCGGCGGATGGTGCGCGCATCCTGTCGCAGGATCACATCGGGCACGGTGTTAAACGTCTCACACATTAGCGCAAGCTCTAGGTCTTGCCAGCCTTTTTTAAAACGCACATGATGGCCCGCCGCCATCGCGGTTATGAGCCTTGATTCGCTCGCGCTAACATCCGTTGCAAAAAAGGCAACTGGTTTAACTCCGCAACCACATCAAAGAAAATCTCCGCATCAAAGTTATCGGCAATGTTCTCGGCGTTGATAGGTAGCGGCTCCCCATCCTCGCCAACAAATGACCATGCAGCGATCAGATGCAGACACATAGCCTGTTGCTTACCAATAATCGTTTCAGGGTCTTGGCAACTGAGGAACTTTTCATAGCTCATCGTGAGCCGCAAGTCGATCCAATCGCCTGCGGCCTCGATGCGCTTAATCTGTTGGGTTACTGCGTCGGTTCTGCGTTTTGCCATACTGGTTATGCTTGAGCGGCGCTCGTAACGGCACCGTTAATCGCGATCTCCACATCAGACGATACGGGTTGATCGTCGCTTGAGTAATCGTCGTCCATCTTACTCACGAAACCCGTAAACGTTTGCTCGTGCCGACCTGTCGCCGCACCGTTGGGGCGAACGCGAAAGTTGATCATCGTTCGAGCCAAAAACACGGCGCGTAGCAACGTCTGCGGGCGCGAAGCATATGCGGCAGTGTTGTTGTGATACAGCGTGAAGCTAAACGAGTTGTCAAATAGTCCCGGAATGCGCGTACGAGCGGTCGTGCCGTAGCTGGTGGTCTCGGACTCTCCCAAAGACTGCGACACTTTGCCTTGGTTGCTGAACGTTGTGAGTGCGTTCCATACCCCTGGGCTGGCTGGGTTCTCCCACTCCAACACAAGATCAGATGCGATAAATTCGCCACTGGTTGCCATGTGTATACCTCCTAGAGTGACGCCTGAGTCACGGCACCATTAATGGTGATTTCAATGTCGCTACTCACCGGCTGGTCGTCGTTGGCGTAGTCATCGTCCATTTTTGAAATGAAACCCGCGAACGTAATCGAGGCGTTGCCGGTGCCAGCGCCGTTTGGATATACGCGCCAGTTGACCTGCGTGCGAGCCAGAAAAAGCGAGCGTAACTGCGTCTGCGGTCGGGTGCTATAGCCATTCGTGTTGTTGTGATACAACGTAAACGAATAGCTGTTATCAGCCAGCCCAGGGATTCGCGTTCGAGCAGTGGTGCCGTAGCTCGTCGTTTCGGCCTCGCCAACGCTCATGCTCAACTTGCCCTGATTGGTAACGGTGGTCAGCGCGTTCCAGGTCGTCGCCGGGTTTTCGTACTCAATCGTCAGGCTCGACGCGATAAATTCGCCAGATAGTGCCATGTTTATTCCTCATCGAGCACGGCAACAATGCCCTGCTCAACCAGTGTTGCAAAATCATTTTCAGTGCGCGTTAGCTCGGTTTCTGTTCTGGCTGGGTAGTGCTGGCCGGTGTTTTTGTCATTGCCATCCACCAAAAACCGCACGCGCTTGGTTACTTCATTCATAGTTCGATTGCTTCCCATTCGAATTGCAGGCCGGCATACACCACGCCTTCCCAGTCAGCGCGAAACCGGTCGATATTCATTACCCGACAGCGTGCCACGCGGTCTACATTGCCGGTCCCCATAAGCGTCGTGTCATCTTGAAACGCGCCAATAAGCTGCGCAGCGGCCTCGACAATGTATCGATCTTCCTGCGCTACGTCCGCGCTATTGCTGAGAATCGCGTAGCCGATGCCGATGTGTTTGTTTGACTTGCCCCGCGCCTTCAGCCGGCCGTCGATTGGATCTCGGTAGTTGTATGTGCGCGCCTCTGGCGTTGATGTTGACCACGTGACGGCCACCCACGGCAATACTGATGGTTTTTGCGTCGGCGCTCCGAAGTCGTAGCGGTCGGCGCTCACGGCCACGGCCGCAACTTCGCCCACGCCGTCAATGATGTCCGTCAGCGCCACTACACCACCTCGCGCAGCGTCAGGCGGTTAAGATCGCGCACGATGTCGGGCGGTGTTGCTCCGTCTTGTGTGCGCGTGCCATCGCCAAACGTTGTAACCTGTCCTGTCGTGGTGCGCGTCTGTTGCATCCACCACGCAATGCGCATGGTCAGGTGCTTGACAAACGCATTGGGTGAAGCCATAACGCCCCATGTGCCGGTTACAGACACATAGCCATTGGTAAACACCCAACCCACAGATGATGTCGGCGTTAACTCAATTGCGTATTTGCGTGTCGTGTTGCGCGGATACGCAAAGTAGTTACTAGAGTCCACCGACGCGCCGTCGCCATTAACCACGGCGGTTACAGTCAGCATATCCGGGGTGAGTAGCAGCGTCGGCCTGCCGTTATCTACCGCCTCTTTGCCAAAGTATTTTGTTGTCGTCACCGCGCTGAATACGCGCTTGGTCTCTGACTCAATGAGCGCGGTTGCGTCATCAAGAAAGATTTGATACTCGGCCTCTTGCTGCCCATCTGACGCAACAGCAACGCGCTGTGTATTCAGTGCGTTTAGCCATGCCTTGTATTCAGCGACGGTGACGTATGCCATTACTTCGCTTTGCGCTTAGCCGCTGGCTTGTCGTCGAGCGGCGGTTGCGCGCCCTCATTGGCTGGCGCGGTATCAACCACATCCGGCACCGTGACGGTCACGTTGGCGTAAAAACCATGACCAAGCGCAATGTCGCGCAACCATTTCGGAATCGCGTTCCACTCGTCGTCGGTGAGGTCACGCATCGGAATGCCGTTTGTGCCTGAGCCGTTGCCTACGTATTGCCACATACTAAGAATGGGGCGGCATCACAGCCGCCCCCTTAATGACTACTTGCAGAACAGGTTGAGCGTGGTTGTAACCGGATTGCTACCGAACTGAGTCAGGCTCGCGCGAACGTAGTTAGCCGGCGGCACAAAGAACGTGTAGAAGTCATTTTGGTTCGATGTGCTGTTGCTGATAACGTTCGCGGCAGACAGGGCACTGGCGCTATAACTCACCCAGTTGGCGTTATCGTTTGAGCCTTGCAGTGTCAATGTAATGTTGCTGGTTGATCCACCCTGAGTTACCACGTAGTGCAAGCCGCACTGCGCATACTGGCCGATTGGCACGCTGCCGCTGTTGGTGCTGGCGGTCGTAACCTTGTTGAAAAACAGGGTCGCATTACCGGCGGCGGGGTTGCTGCTCGAGATTGTGCCCGGAATGGTCAGCGCGGCATGAGCCGGGACCAGCGCCGCAGCCAACGCAATCGCGGCAATGATGGCAAGAATTTTATTTTTCATTTCTGTATACCTCTTGTGAAATGCCTCAGTGATTAGTGAGCCACGCCGGTGATGATTTCGCAGGAAGCCGCGCGCATCAGCGCAAAGTCGGCGCGCAGGATAGCGCGAATCAGGGTCTGATCGTTGGCAAATGCGCTGCCTGCGATGTTGCTGGAGGCGAGTTCGAGCTGCTTCAGACTGCCCAGCACCCACTCGTCACCGCGCACAACGACAATGCTCGATGCGCTGCCGCTCGAGGGAATCGACGTGGTAATGAACACCGGCAAGCCCAGGCGCGCGGCCATGCGATTCGCCAGGCCACCGCCGAACATGTTCGGATCAGTTTGCTGGCCGGTCGATGCAACGTAGTCGCCAGAGGCGCCTACGCGGGTCAACAGCGCCTTCAGCGCCACTTCTGGCCGCATCACAACCGACACGTTGTTGATGCTGAGCTTGGCAACGGCCATGCGGGTGACGGCCTTCAGTACCGCGTCGAACACATTGTCAGACCCCACGGCGGTAGCAGTCACGCCCGACTCATTCAGCAAGCCCAGGGGCTCGGTCGAAGTGCCAGCACCGTTAAACGCCGCGCTGTCGTACGCCTCGCCCATTTTGCGGCTGATGCCGTTGCGGACGAATGTTTCGATTGCTGGGGTGCTGTCAGAAATGATCTCATTGCTGAGGGTCGCCAACGCGGTCAGCTTGCGAGCGGCCAAAGACTTCTTAGCGGTCGTGGCATCGCCCGCGCTCGTGGCGGAGGCGTTTTCGGCAGACCAACCAGCGGTAAACGTGCCGATGGTCGGCATATCGCACAGCGGCTTAGGCATCGGGAAGTTCATTCCAATGCGCGTGGCGACCACTTCCTGATACACCGCATCAATGACCATGCTGGTTTGCACGCGGGGAACAAAATGCTCGCCAACGGCGCTACCAGCGGTGGTTGCCATCGCCTTAAACGCTTTCACGGCATCAGCGCTGCCGTCAAATTCCAGATCGGAATCGCGGCCGTCGAGATTGAACACGAGAGTGCCGCGCGGGTTGGCCTGCAACGCCTTAGTAGCCCACAGGAATGGCATCGGCTCAACGGTGCGCTGCGTAATCACGGCGGGCGCACCCATCACCGGGCGGCGAGCGGCAATGGACTTGGCGGCGGCTTTCGCTGCGGCCTTCAAACCAGCCTCGTATTCTTCGACGGTGTAGGTCTTAACGGCTGGGGTTTCGACTGCGGGCGCGGGAGTTTCAACCACTTCCGGCACGGCTTCTAAAGCGGCATCAACCGCCAATTGCTCTACGTTAATATCGGACATGTTAGGAATTACCTCAATGGATTTAGCCGCTGGCATATCGCCGGTCGGCTCTGTTGGGAACTCGCTCATCAATTCGTCAAGCATGGCTTTGATAGCGGTGATGCGGTCACGATTGCGCCTCGCAAATGTGGCCCCCGCCTTCGCTGCCCCTGCCTCGCCCGATAGTTCGTCGAGTTGTTCACTAGTAAATGCTTTGGCCGCTGCCAGCGCGATAGCGCGCGGATTCACCGCCGCATCGGCTGTGTCTGCATCCATCAGCGACATCGCAAAAATCGGCCAGTTTGTCACGCGACCAGGCTTGCCTACGATTCCAGCAGGCCGCACTAGATGGCTGCTGCTATCGCTACTCGCCCGCGCCCGCCCCTGCTGCGCATCGGTGTAAATCTTCTGCGCGATGCTCTTGGCGGCATCCAGCGCCACGCTAAACACGTGCCCAGTGACGCCTGAGAGCGTGCCTACGCCTTTGTAAATGGCCGTGCCAATGCGTCCCACGGACTTGGACGCAATCTCTGCAAAGCCGTGATAGTGATAGACCGGGATTGCATCGCCGAGCGCCAAATCAATATTTGTCCCCGCGTCAAAGACTTGGCCCTGGCGATCAGTGCCAAACGGCAGGCCGACAATCTCTAAATTAAGATCGCCGTTAGCCTTTATGGCTGCTGAAAATGTGGCTACGTCTAACATGGAAAACAAAAAGCGCGGCGACCTGGTTAATGGTCGCCGCGCGTGATTCGCTCTGGCGTTTTGGTTATTTGATTGGCGCTATTTTATCACTGGTTGGGTGTGTGCTTACTCCTCATCGTCTTTCGCTGTTCGCTCGTCACGCGCCGCAATATATGCCGCGTGTTTTTGGGCAACAATATTCTCGGCTTGCGCTAGATCGGTGGCCCAAAAGCGGTAAGTGTGCATATCATCATCGGCAAAGGGCGACTGGCTAGGGTGTCTCTCTGTGTTCTCTGCTCCAACCATGTGCGGCACAACTTGGCGCACTTCTACCTGTCCAGCAATCACCCTATTCGCTCGTGTGCGGTTCTTATTCAATTTGGCCGCCGATTTGGCTGTATGCACATGCCCCACAAAATAGATGACCCTTTTTGCAATCTGTTCAGCGTATTTGCTTTCGTTTATCTCCCATTCTTCGACGTTGCACATCAATATACGCGCCAAACTATCCGCGTCATCCTTGTTATCAAAAACCGCCTCGTCTGAGTATTCGCTCCCGTCGCTGCCATCACCAGACACAACAATGTAGACTTTTGCCATATATTGCTAGTTATAGCACGCCCGCGCTGTCAATGTCTATCAACTGCGCCCACTCGTGATCTTCTCGGCCACACGCAACGTCACTCGCTTGCCCACGCGGTCAGGCTTTGTTTGTGATAGTGCCCGCTCTAGGAAGTTGTTTGGCTTCGTGCCTGGATGGTTGACGCGGCGCGCAAACACCACCGCGCCGCCCTTGGTCACAAAGCGCAGCCGTCCGCCTGGCCGCTTCGGATAGATCATGTGGCGCTTACTGCCAAACAGCACGGTTTTAACGACCACCTCCGGGCGCGACTTGTTGCCCATCGTGACCTCTAGATGCACCTCTTTCGTGCCCGCCTTGCGCGTGTTGATTCGGACCGTTGAGGCCAGCGTACCCGTTTTCTTTGGCGCCTCCTCAGCGATCTTTGCGCGCAGGGTGCGGCCATAATCGCGCAGGTCTTCGGTTGCGTAGTCAATAATCTTTTGCTGTGCTTTGGTGATGCGGCCTTTTATCTTGTCGAGTTCATCGACGGTGATTGTTACGAGTTGCGCCATTTATCCCTGTTTGTCTATTCATTAACTTGCATATGCCGTTCAGCAACATGATTAAGCACCCTATAGCCAAACGTCTCTACGCTGCCCGTGATGTCAACACCCATCGCGTGTAACGTCTCGGCAATGGCACACATACAGCGCACAAAATCAATCATTAGTTGACCAAACGCGGTAGGTTCGATAGTTACATCGTATTCTGCTTTTGCCATCACGCCTCCAGCATCACACGTACATCAGCGGCGTGACGCCACTCGCCCGCAATGCTGATAATAGGGTTATTCTTTGATGGCTCAATTGGGCGCGGGTTCTTTGGGTCAGCAAATCGTTCGACCTTCTCAATCACGCCAAGTTCTGCTCCATCCGGTCCAAACGCCTTGCAGCCTACCCAGTCAAATAGCGGTATCAATGCTTTCCCCGCCGCTACCGCGCCAGCCGCAGCCAACGCAGACGCCACCTGATCCTCCGGCGCTCCCTTATTCAGCCGGTCGATCTGTTTGTCAAGCAGTTCTGCCGCTTTATCAAGCTTCTCTCGTGCAGCATTAGCCGCGTCGGAATTGTTCCCCTCGAGCTTTTTGAGCGCGTCGTCTACCTCGGCGCGATGATTCACGGCTTTAGTTAGCCGTTCCTGACGTTTCTTCTCGCGCTCAGCGGCTTTCTGTTCCTCGGTTTTCTTTGGTTTGCGCCCCTTGCGTCCCTTTCTGCCTTTGCCTTTCTTACTTGCCGCGGCGCTTGCGCGGTCAATGATGGCCTGCCGTCGCTCTGCGCCAATGTCGCGTTTGCCGTCCTTCGGTGTCACGCGATCAATTGGCGCACCTTCGACGCTTGAGAACTTGCCGCCCTGGTCGCGCTTGGTATTGCCCGCTTTGGCCGCTGCTGGGTCTTCCATCTCTGCGCTATCCGCCTCTCCCTCGGCCATGTCTTCTTCGTCATCGGCCTCATCCTCAGCCATCGCCACAGCGTCAAGCGCCGCAAGTATCGCGTCCTCGGCCTGCTCCGCCTCAGCTTCCATCGCGGCTTCCTCTGGGTCTAGCGGCTCGGCCTCTGGATCGTCGGGCAACTCTAGCAACCCTGCAACCTGTGACGGTAGCGCATTGGGTAGCAATAGCGTAACCATCGCCTCGGCTTGATCTTCGCTGATGAGTTGTGCGTTTAGGTTATCCACAACGGTTTGCAGCGCGGTTAGTGTCGGTGCGTCAATCCCCATATCTTCTTCCTCAGTGTCATCCTCCGGTGCGTCCTGCTCCACTGGCGCGGGCGGCTTTAGCAAAATCTCTAGCGTTGCGTCGTCAATATCAGGCATAGCCAGCCGCATCATTGTTTCAGCCTGCTCGCGGTCTAGGTCGCCTTTACGGAACTGCGCAGCAATCACCCGCGCCTGTGCAATGCCGTTGCCGCCTGCGGCCTTCGGCTGTCCGGCTGGTGCATCTTGGCCGGGCTGTGCATCGGCACTGATATCAATCGTGCGGTCAGTCTCGCGCGCTAGAAAATCGTTAATATCGGTTTCGTTCAGCGATGGCGCGATCACACGCAACATAGCCCGCGCCTGACGGTCAGTCATGCCGCCGGATGCAAACGATTCGGCCACGCCGCGAATGTTGACCAATTGAGACGATGACAAACTAGACGCAGTTGCGGGCGTGCCGCCTTCCGTGTCTGGCGCCGCGTCGGGCTGTGTTCCACCGTTAACGATCAACGTCACGTCATCGGCTGAGGGGTTGCCCTCGATGCGCTCTAGGCCGGATTCCTCGCGTGCTTCGTTGACGGTAGTGATGCCACCCTGTAACTTAGTGACGGCAGTCTGCGCCCTCATGCCGTCCACCTCGGCGCGCTTCTGTTCATCCTCTTGCAGCGCTTCAACCTCATCAAAGCAGAACGCAAGATATAGCCCCTCATCTTTGCTGCCTTCGTATTCAGACCACAGTAAATAGTTGTTGAATGACTCGGCCACTTTCTGCGCCAGCGGCACAATCTTGCCGCGCCAAAACTGTGTCATTTGTGCGTCGGCGTTGGCGAGTTTTGATGCGTCGGAGTAATCGCCGGCCACAGCGGGAGGCACACCATACGCGGCCATGATCTCATTCATCAACCGCATAGATCGTTGCTCGCGCTGCTGTTCTAGCGCGGTAAGCTGGCCGGTTTTGTAGTCAAACCCCGGCGGCAAAAAGCGATCATCTGCCATGCGCTCGGTGTCGCGGTTTTTAGCATTCCACGCGGCCATAAACTGCTGGGGGTCACCTTCGATCATATTGAAGTCAGGTGACAAAAAGCCGCCGCCTTTGCCGCCGTTCTTGTCTATGGCCTCTTGCGCCATGTCTGCCAGCGCATAGCGATTAATCGCAGCCACGGCACGACTCGTCGGCGACTGTGCCACAAATGGGTCACGCAACGATGGGTAGTAAATGCGAATCACATCATCAATGGGGTATATCTCGCCCTGCAAATACGTGTAGCCCTCGGGATACCCGCGTTCGTCGCGGCGCATATCAACATCCATTGACGGCAAAATGTGTAGCTCTAGCGGCTCGCCGCCAGATTCATCGCGCAATTTGTATATAAGCCACTGCCCGAATACGTTTAGTTGCTCCATGCCTGCGCGCTTAAAACTTGCCTCATCCAGATAATACGGATTAATGGTGCGCAATAAGTCAAGCACCGGATGCTCGTCTACGCATTTAGGCTTGTCGGTCTTGCCTTTCGGCCTTTTGTAGAGCTTCAGCGGCACAAGCGCCACGGCGTCAGCAATAGCCTGCACGCAATTGGCGGCCCATACGTTATACGTCGCAGCGTCGGCCCAGCCTCCCGGCTCATCGTTGTATAGCCGTGTCACGCCTCGGTTGCTATTCATGCCCGATAGCCACGATATAGCGCTAAACGTCTGCAATCGCGGCGGCGGCGCTGCGGCCTTGATGGGGTAAACCCGCGCAGTGTTGTGTATTCGTCTCATGTTGTTTTATCCGTATGCAAACCGCTGCTTAACGTTGCTCCAGCCAATTGCTAAACTCATCACTGTGTCGTCGTGCATTCCCTGCGGCGCGCTGTATTTCACACCGCCAGATGGGGCGCGTTGGGACTCGTAGGCTTCTAATTCCCCAATCAGAATAGGGTCGTTGATAATTTTGATTGAACCGCGCTCAAACGCTGCGGCTAGTTCTTCGATGATGTCGGGCTTTGTAGTTGCGGATGTTGTAAAGTCGCGTACTTTTACGCCCATCTGCCTCAAGACGGCGTTGTTAGGCCCACCCATTGCGTTTTCTTCCGCGACAACCACGCGAACTTTGAAGCGTTCACAGGTTGCCTTAATGCGCTGTTGTTGCAGGCTGTATTCGATGCCGTTAAACCTGTCAATATGCACTAGTGCTTTATCGGTTACATCAATTACGGTTAATACGGTGTAGTCATGCGATAGCGCCCAATCCAGTCCAGCCACATACGTATGGTTTTCTAATGGCTCTGTGATGCGCTCAGCGGTCGCACACGACCGGACGTTCCTAAACACACCACCGCCTGACTCTACAAACTCGGCCAATATCTCTTGCCGAAATATGCGCTCTGGCATCGAATCGTATAAATTCTTGATTTCGTCAAACGGAATAAACGGGTTTTCTAGTGGGTGCGGCTTGCGTATCAGCCCCTTGTCGGTAATCTCTACGCCCAGCGTTGGCGCATGAAATAGCGCGGTGTCTTTTCGGTCTAGTGAATTCTGCCAATCTTGCCAAACCCAGTTACGGCCATTTGGCGTATATATGAAATACGCCCAGCCGTTTGTATCAATCAACATTGGCCGCAACACTTCGTGCCAGCCTTCCGGCTGCGTTACCGCTGCCTCATCTATGACCACACCTGCCGCCGTTTTGCCGCGCAGGTTGTCGGGTCTGTCCATTGACCGATACAAGATAATCCCACCAGTCGGCAAAGTGCAACTCATGCGAGACTCATTAAATACAGCAGCATTGCCTAGCGCTTTGCGCGTTTCATCCATCCCGGTTCTAGACTGGTCATACGTAGGCGCGGCCCATATATACGGCATGGGGCGATTAATGGCCGCTTCAACCAGCATACTCATAACGCCGGTTGTCTTGCGCCATCGTCGCCCTGCACGCACATGGTTAAATCTTTTGCGGCTCATCATCATGTGCCGTTGCCCCGGATGAGGCATTGGCAGACGAATCGTTGCCGCGCCAATTATTGACATATTCCACCATCAATACCATCTTGGACGGCTCATCTTTACCCGCTACGCCGTCGATACGTTCAAGCAAATGACCGACCAGCCCCGACGCTGGCTCACTCAAAACACTCATCCATATCCGCAATGCGCCCATTGCTGCTATTGGTAAATCGCCGCTATTGTTTTGTCGCAGTTCCTTGGCAAATAGTTGGCAATGGTCTGCGGCTTGTCCGGTCGTCATCGCCCCCCATTCCTTCAGCCAATACGTTAGTGACACTTCGTTTTTTGGACGGCCCGAAGGGTTGCCGCTTTGCCCCGGCTTAAACCCTTTCGAGTTGCCTGGTTCAAACGGCTTGCCCCTTACGCGCTTTGGCGTTGTTTCGGCGCTGTTTGCAACGCTATTTTTTGCCATACTCTCAAAGCGAAAAGCGGCCTACCTTCGATGAGGCACACCGCAATGAATTGTTTCTAGCGCGCGCGTCGCCCACACCTTGCCATCTCTTACGTTGACCTGCTCAAACGTCACCGCGCCCGTGGTTGATGCAGTCAGCGCTATACGCAGCAAATCTAACCATGCGCGTTCTATCGGCGTAATAAATTCCGGTGTTCGTTCGTTATTCGGTGTTGTCATATATGTTATTTCAGCACGTATACATCTAATTCCGGCTTAGCCGGGGCAAAGTTGGCATTGGTAAACGTGATGATGATCCTAAAATCTCCGACGTTTGAGCTTTGAAACTTCGGCAACCGAATCACGTTACCACTCACCGTCTGCGATCCCGATAGCACAGTGAGGGTTACATCCGTATCGGTTTTTAGGTCGTATGCCGCTACACTAACTGATGCTGGCGATCCGCCGTAGTTGGTGGTATCGATCTCCCAATACACACCCTCGCCCGCGCGAGCATAGACTGGGCTACCCACTACCCACAGTTCTTGCTTCACCATACGACCTCCTAGCCCTGATAACTTCACGACAACTGGAGTTTGATCGTGAACTGAATTGAATCGCCGGATGACAACGCCACGCCGGTGAAATCGCCTTTCACAAACAGGTTGCCCGAGCCAATCGCCGAGTTGTCAAAACATCCGGCGTTTGTCACCGTGCCCGCACCGGTGGCGGTGATCGTGCCAACGTTTTGCCAAGTGTCATTGGTGACCGATGTCGTCACGCGGCTGGTTGTGCCAGTCACGCGAGTGCCGGTCGTGGCTGTCAGATCAGCGGCCTTCTCCGAAAACAACGTCGTGTCGGCTACCGCCGCCGTACCCGCACCGGTTCCCCATCCGACGTATACCGCCTCGGTGTAGCCAGTGGCCTTGAGCGCAGAGGTGGCCTGCGCGCGCCCAGTGTTTGTTAATACGTTTGCCATGTGTGTTTATCTCCTATTTAGGCCGGCTGGCCTGGTTCAGTTTGCAGCGACGCGACAAATGCCTTCATTTCGTCGCTACCATCTACGGCGAGCAAATCATCATTGGTGATGATCTTCTCCACTACCCCAGTATTGTCATTGCGTGAGTTCCACAGCCCCTCAGCGGCGCTAATGGCGCGGCGGATCTGGCCCTTGTTCCCAGTCCACTCAGCCGCGTGTGCGATCAGTTGTGTTATTTCCATATTGACCTCTTGATACTTCGAAACAAATTAAACAAATCCCACGCCGCTTGGCGCAGTGGATTCCTAGAGAAATAGGCGACCGTGCCCAAATCTTCCAACTTAAGCGGGGTTGGGCACGGTGCGTCTGGATGTGATGCCGGGTTGCCGCATCCGCAACGGATAACGACCGCCTTGATTGATCCGGATTCGGCATAGGCCGCGATTTCCATTTGACTACTCATGCGAATGATCCTTTAGACTAAAGCTGGTTGAGCGCAGTCGCAGTCCTAGAGCGGCGATGCGCTTAACCAGCGAATGAGACACACTACGAACCGGCAAATACAGGCGCGTGTAGACAACAACCTCAAATCGTTGAATGATTGATTGAATTGCAGCCGCCATCGATGCAATTGCGCCGATGGTTTTGCCGATCTGTTTTGTAAGGCTAATTTGCGT